ACTAACTTAACTGATTTAATCGTGCCTGGCGTTAGTTGGTCAGCCATTGAGTTAAACGCTGTTAGAGCAGTACAGGCAATAGCATTACCACCAGCACCGTTAATATCTGCCCCATCTGTATAACCAGTAAAACCAAGTCCTACGTGGTCGCTGCAACCCATAAAGAGTTGATCATTGTAGTATCCAAAACAATATGCAGGCCATCCAGTAAATTGACTCCATCCTTTTGTAACAGTGTGGAAACAGAATTGAAAGTTTGATGTTGCAGATAGCTGAGGAATATTCAAGAGCAGCACATTTTCAGCAGGTAATACACATAATTCAAAACCTGGGGTAGTTGATAACGAACTTACCAGTGCCGAAATAGTTGGGCCAATTGTGTAAGTAAGTGCTGCAGTAGAGTCAAGTCGGGCTGACTGAAGATACTTACTTAAAGGATAAAGTCCATCTTGACTTAATACCATCAAGTCCCCTTGGTATGCTACTGTGCAGCGTCTGCCTACTGGTGAACCTATTTGATATGAACCTACCAAACTCCACGAAGTAGAGCTACTTGGATCATTACCCTTATAAATAACAATATCACCTTTAGTAGAGATAGCAACTAACATGGAATTAGTTCCATCAACACTTCCCGTGTCCATTGTCCATGTATCTAACTTATGCAGTGAGCCTCCGTTACGGAAGTAAGGGCCAAAATCAAATACTGATAGTTGTCCACCAACTGCTGCAACTGGAGCAAAATAACCTTTGGTTGTGTTTTTACTTACGAACCATAGTCTTTGATAGTGTAGTGTCACATCAACGAAGTTATTGATTGATACGGCATTACCGTTATTATCTAACTGGCTAAACTGTCCTGGCCCGCTTGGTGTAGTTGGTTGTGTACATGTGGTCCATGTAGCTCCGTCATATAAGCGTGGGGCGTCAGCACCATTTACAATCACCAAGTAATTAGCACCTGATGTGGAATATGTTTGTTTTGCTTGTTGCCAGTAAGTATCTGATGTAGATAGACCAGTAACAACTGCGGTTCCAATAGCACCGCCAGATGTTATATCATAAATTGACCCACCACTTAATGCGAATAGTTTATTGCTTGTAGAAATTTTTGCGTTATAGGTAAATATGCTGGTTACTGCTGTTGAAAAGCCAGTAGCCCACTTCTTGTAACCCTGTCGTGGGGCACATCCTTGTGGGTTAGCGATAAAGTTAGTTAGATTTAACGCATAGGTTGGGTCCATATCGGAAAGTGCGTCAACTGTATTTAGTCCTTTGTAAGGTGCTTTTGCACTTACTTTAACAGTTGCTTGCCGTTGACCTGAATATATAAAAGGACTTGATACTCTTGCCATTACCAGTTCCCATCTGTTATATTGCCATTACCAAGTAGTGGTATGGAAGGAGAAGCTCCAAGTAGAGATAAACGAGCAGCAGGAATATCACTACCTTTGCATAACTCATACGCTCGCTTATAGTCAATGAGTGCTGATGTAGTATCTTGCCCGATACTTGCTAACCAGCGATACTTTACGCCATATACCACTGTGCGGTAATCAAACATACATATATCACTATCTTGTGTAAAATCTGCTTTTGGAATGCCTGTGTTACCATCAATAACATAGTTGCAACTGATATATTCAAAAACTATATTGATTGGATTAACCCCTGGTACTGGAACTAACTCAATTTTATTATTCCATATGCGATATCTCTCAAAAGGAGACACAGATAAGTTAGTTGCCTTGATCATTTCATAACCGGTGGCAGTGAGTGGACCACTTAAATCCCAACGATTAGTGCTATCAAAGAAAGTGCCTGAAGTAAGACGCTGAATATCTGTTGGTAGAGCGTAGGTAGCAACACCATTTGTTGTGGTAATAGTTGTTTTTGTTTGCAACATCTGCCATGCATACTCTGCGAGTAATACATCGCAAGTAGCACGAACGAAAGCCAATAGTTTCGCTATTGACTTATCGCTACTTGATATAATAGCTGTTGGTGCTGGCAGTGTGAGCTCAGCACACGCAGTTTGAACTATTTTTTGTAGATTTTTTTGATTGTTTTGTGCCATTAAGTGTTTCCCTCGTCCTCTTATTTATAGAGAATGAAAGGAAACACTTTGATTACGCCTTCGCTTTGACTGTTTTGGCTGTATTAGCAGTCGTCATTGCTTCCATTAACTCTGCCATTTGCTTTTGAAGTGCAGCCATTTCAGCAGTATGTTTAGCTTCTTGCTCTTCCATTTGTGCTTGCATCTGACCTGATTTGGCAATATCTTTAGCATTGTCCAAAAACTCTTGTGCTTTTGTTTTCATGCGGTAGAAACCACGCAATACTCCATTAGCAGAATCACTTAAATTAGCTACTTGTTCAATGGTGCGTATTCCGTGATATTCCAACTCTTTGATTTCACTTACTGAAATCATTGGCCATAACGCAAGTGGGGTGCCTGTCAACACAGCACCTTTACCTGCCAAGAATGCCGCATAGTCGCTTGGGAATCTCCACTGGTAGTAAGGGGTAACTGGCCCGTGAAAGGTTAGTTCTTTGTTGCCAGGTATGACAATGGTGATAAATTCCATATCTACATACTTTGGCACACCGCCTGCTAAGTAAGTTAGTTTCTTGCTTAATACTGGTTCTGTTGTGAAGTTGACAATAAGTTGATCGTCTGGCCCATCATCACTTTTAATGATGCGTCCTGTCCTATTGTCACGCTGTGTGCGTGATTCTTGTTCTGCGAAGTTGTCTCCAAATTCGCTGCCTGCTATCTTCAAAAACAGGTCTTTGTCTGCTTGCAACTGAGCGCGCTCGCTATCATTTAGATCATTATTATTCATTTTTAGTTTCCTTTAGTTGTGGGATTAGGTCTTGTTATCAACCGTCTCAACTGTGGGTGGCAGAACCTATTCCTACCACTCATAGTTATTTATCCAGCCAAAGAAAAAGGCTACCCGAAAGTAGCCTTTTATTGAGTTGGTAAGGTTTAACCGTTACCGTTAGCCGATGGACGGTTCATTTGAGCATCAGCAAAACCGGCAGCTGGTGTGCCGTCTGCTGTTTTAAATGTCATGCCGTCAATCTTGCTGCCTGCAACTACTGCATCGTCAAGAACGCCTGCTGTTGCAGTCGTGTAAACCAATGAGCCAGCTACAACAGTAGCAGCCTTAACAGCAGTAGCACCAGAGATTTGATACCAGCCGAATGTGTTTGCTACTATAGGTGCCATTGCAACTGCTACTGGGCCGCGTGATGTAGCGACTGTAAGAGTTGTGGTACCTGCGTAAGTGTCATAAACCACTACTGAGCCAGCAACAGTTGATGCTACGCCTTTCAAGTAAATGAACTCACCAAGGCCGAAGACCGGGTCAACTGCGGATGTGATTGCACCTGCTGCATAACTTGCTGTGGTGTCCACGTTGGCTAAGTTAGCACCGATTAGTGTTGTTGAATAAAATGCCATGTTATATATTTCCTTATGTTATGTTAGGCGGTTGCTTAAGTGTTAGAAAAACGCCCTTGAAATTGGGCCCCAGCTGATGTCAAGTTACCTGCCCATGCTAACGTCTTAACTGTCGCATCTTGGTTAACACTTGATTTGTCATCAAGAGATACCATGTTGCGTTTTGCATGTGGACGCCATTTCAAGTATTTTGTATTCAAGAAATATGCATCTGTGTTACCAATGCCTGCACCAGTAGTTTCAAATACAACTGGAATACCTTGATATTGCAATGTTGTGAAACCTGCACTTGCTTTGTCTGACGAGTAGATGTGTTGCATAGCTTGCAAGGCACCTTCAAAAATAGCAAATACAGCTGGGCCAGCGATAATAACGTTAGGCTTGTCAGTTCCACGAGTTACTTGGGTGATAAAGTTGTTCCAATAGCCCAAGATAGTTGCGGAAGTAGCTACACCAGTACCGTCAACGGTTGCTTGGAATTTCTTGTTCTTCCAAAATGCGTTAGCAGTTGCAGAACGGTCAATACCACCGTAAATGTTGGTTGGTGCCAAAGGCACTGCGGCTGCAAGACCAGTGATGTTCTTACCGTTGTTGCCAGTACCATCCAAGTAAATGTGACGGTTTAGCAAGTTTTGCATTGTTGATTCAGCAACTTTAACACGGGCTTCAATCAAGTCAATGATTTGTGCTTTACCAGCATTAGTCAATTGCTCACGGCCACTCAATACGACTGGCACTGCATACTGTGCCCATGTAAATTGAGCACCAGAAACTACGTCTTGGGCTGCGATTGGCAAATAATCATAACCAGCGTAAGAACCGCCGTTACCATTTTCAGCAAAGCTAAAAGCTTCGTTAATAACAGTACCACCGTCAAATTCAACGATGTTGCCGCTTTCTTTAATCCAGTTTAATGTTGCATTGTGTGCTGTTACATTGTCTGCAACAGTCTTTTGGCGTGCTTCAATAGTTGTCGCCACGAGATCGCTTAAATTTGGGAAACTCATTTTTGTTTAATCCTTATATGTAAAAATGTTAGTCATTTCATTTTTTCGTTAAGGCTGGCGAGTAACTATTAGATGCCATCACTTGAAGTTGCTGGGGTAACTACACTTGCTGACCCATCTGCGCTAATGGGTGCCTCGGTAGTTAGTTCGCTAACTTCAGTTGCCGCTGGTCTTTCGTTTTCATCTACAGCTTTTGACACATCTTTGTGTGTTGCGATCCGAGGATCAACAACTGGCACATGAATGTAGCCAACGACACTTCCAGTGAATAAAGAAATTGACAATTTACTCTCCTTTGGTGTCTATTTAATTTTATTTATCCTTTGATGAAGAATTTAGTTGTTTTCTGTAATTTTCCCATCTAATTTTTAGTGCCGCTGTTATCTTTGCTCGTGTCTCCGGCGATGATGTTTTACCTTTTTGTGCATCAGATAACTTTGCCCTTGTTTCATCAGATATATTTTGTTTTGCAGCTGATAGTTTTGCTTTGTGTTCTGATGATTTAGGCTTACCTTTATTTGACGCGGCGATTTTTTCTTTTGTTTCAGCAGTGTGTTTAACACCAGGTTTACCTTTTTGGGCGGCTGATATTTTTGCTTTGTGTTCTGATGATTTACTTTTGCCTAAATGGGCAGCTTTCATTTTTTCTTTCGTCTGATCAGAATGGGTATGACCTGAGCAGCCTTCACCACCATCAGTTAAATTTAACAAGGTTCCTTTACCTAAGTCATTACGCCCAATAGCTGAGATATAGAACTTCTCTGCGCTAAATGCCGCTTGCTCACTTGACATTTTAAGTATCATTGGGTAGCAAGTATAACCTTCAGTTTTCCGCTTGCGAAGTAAATTTCCTAAATGTGTAGCTGCATAAACATGATGCACTGCTCGTTTCGCAGTTCCTTTACCTACATAAACCGGCTCGTTTGTTTTTGGATCTATATAGATGTAGATATAAAATTGTTGTGTTTTCATTTATGATGCCTCATAGTGCCGCTTAAAGTTTGGGCAGCAAGTGGGCATCACTTGTTTTCGGCTGGCCTGCCTATCCCTACCTTTATTTATACCAGTCTTCAAAAAACTGCTATTTTGTTTAGTTTTTGCCCTCTAAATTGGCCCATGCCATCTCTGCCGCCTCTCTTACAGACATATTCTTAGCAGGAACCTTACTTCTTGTTCCCCCGTTTAGGCTTGGTTTTACACTTGGAACGGCTTTTGCTGTTTGACCGCTGGTAGTGCTGACTTGGGCTACTTGTGGGTTTGTTTTTGCTCTTGTATCCAGAATTTGTTTAATTTCAGGGTGTTGCTGGCAAGCCAGCGAGTAAGCGTTCTTAAATAGTTCAGGGTAGTCTTTGCCGCTAACTAACTCTGCATCAATGATCTTGCCCATAAGGTGTGCTACATCTGCATAAAACTCGTGTGC